AGCTGTAATAACACAAGGTGCGTATTCAAGAGTATATTGTGATGGTAATGCGAATTATAATGTTGAAGTTTCAACTTCTTTATTAGGAACAACAGATTTTAAAGGTGCTGTCACTTTAAGTGCAGGAGCAACTGTTGCTTCAGGTCAAGATCTTGGTGCAGGAGGTGGTAATATTACACTTAGAAGTAATGGTGCTGTTTCTGCTACAACTTATACAGGTGACGGATCAAACTTAACTGGTGTAGAGCCTTTTCCCTCAGGAACAAAACAAGTTTTTTATCAAGCTGCTGCTCCAACAGGGTGGACACAAGATACAGCTTCTGCATTAGGTAACGCAGCCATGCGTGTTGTTGTTGGAACTGGTGGTGGCACAGGTGGTAGTGATACCTTTCAAACAACATTTACATCAAGCAAAAATACTGATTTAACTTCCGCAACAGTTTCTGTTTCAGGAACTGTAGGAGCACATACATTATCAACACCTGAGATAGCATCTCACAGTCATCCTCAAATATTTGTTACAAATAATCCACCACAGCGACCAGAATTAAATTTGAATGCTCAAAAAGGTTTTTCAGGTCAAATTAAAACAGAGTACGTAGAAAGAGCACCTGCACAATTACAAGATTTAGGACCTGCGGGTGGTGGTGGAAGTCACTCACATCCTTTCAGTGTTTCAAGCTCTTCTTTAGGAGGATCAATATCTGTTCCTGCTATGGATATAAAGCACGCAAACGTTATTATCGCTGCAAAAGATTAATTTTTTTGTATCACATATTAGATAACATTTTAAAAAAACCATCGCTTAATTTTTTATATAATGAAAGTTTAGCCATAAATGGTTGGCATTTAGATAGAAAATCTCATAATGAGGCAATAGGATTTGGTGGTTTAATGCTTTCAGATAATTATCAACAATTGAATTCTAGTTTTCTATATGGTTTTTATGTTTATTTATATCAACAAATAGTATCAAGTTTTAATGATAATATTTTACAGGAACAACCGATACCAATGAGAATACATTTGGGAGCAAAATACAAAGACAATGTCGGAAAAAATCATAGAGACACTGATCATATTGACGACACCACTATATTATTTTTTAACAATCCTGATTGGGAAAAAGATTGGGGAGGAGGGATAATTATTGAAAATGAACTAATAGACTATGTTCCCGGTAGAGCTATAATTTTTCCTTCAGTTTTTTATCATCATGTTGAAAATATTCAATCTAATCAAACACCTATAAGAATTGCAACAAATTTCATTTTTAGATATAATTTTAAAAATTTAAAAAATGCCAATATTTGATCCCGACGGAAAATGTCCACTTTTAAATAAAAAGTGTATTAAACATCAATGCATCTGGTTTAATATGATTCAAGGAAAGCACCCACAAACAGGATTAGATGTACAGGAATGGGGATGTTCAATTGCTTGGTTGCCTTTACTTTTAGTAGAAAATTCTTCAAAAATGACAGGTGTTCAAGCAGCCACGGAATCGTTTAGAAACGAGATGGTTAAAGGTCAAAATGTTATGAATAATATTCTAGCTGCAAGTCCACAAACAAGGAAAGAAATGAAAACAATTAGTAGTTTATTTGGTAAAATAGGTGATCATCAAAAAGCACTTGAAGAAAAAAACGCAGATTTAGAAGATGAAAGTATTAGACAACTAAGCAATAATAAGATAAAAGTAAAAAAGGAAAAAAAGGTGAAAAAAGATGGCAACAACCGTAAACAACACAACAGTAAATAGTAGAATAACTATTATTTTTGATGCCGCTGGACCTTTGACTGGCGATGGACCAGCTAAAGGCACAGGAAATACAGAATCTGATGTTTATTTAGATAATTCTGTTTATCTTAATTTAAGATCTCATACAGAAGTTGATAATAGTATTCATGCTTTGCAATGGGATGCCACAACTAACACAGGTCATATTGAATATACTGATAATAGAGATAATCTAACTCTTTCTTCTTTTCCTCAATGGGCTACTAACGTAGTCATTAGAGCGGAAGCTCAAGATGTTTGGAACACAAATTATCATTCAACATATAATGGTCATGCCGCTGCAAATGCGGAGGATGATTCTGCTGCCGTGACTGCTGCAACTACTGCGGCTGATACAGCTAGAAATAATTATCTTTCAGGACACAGTATCACTTTTTAAAGTGCAGTTTTTAGATAACGTATTTGACAAAAAATTTTCTGATGAGGTTGCTCATGAGTTAAAAGATATTGCTTGGAAACCAGGCAATGTTGCTAATAGAGTTTCTTGGCCATACGGTTATCGAGGTTCTCATCTTTTGTTAGGCGCTAATTTTTTTCGTATAATCGATAGCAATAAAATTATTTATAATCAAGATATTGAATTAAGTTTTAAACTTATTGATGCTTTTAATGTTATTGCTGATTCTTTCAATCGAAATATTTCCTTAAGAGAAATTTCAGCAAACTTACAATTTAAAGAAATGAACGGATCTCTTCATACCGATGGTAATCAAAATCAATTTGCATATATATACATGCTAGCAAATGATTATTTACCTTCTGATGTTGGAGGAGAGTTTTATAATGACACTACAAAAGAAAGTGTTCCGTTTGTGCATGGCCGATTAATTGAAATTCAAGCAAATGATTTACATTGTGGTAAAGCATTTAATGTTTCAAGGCTCGGTAGATATTCTATTAAATTTTTAGGAGAAATAGTTAATGGCTAAAGAATATGTATTAGAAATGTCTAAGGTAATACCAAAAGAATATTGTCAAAAAATAATTGATTACTTTGATCATGATGCAGAAGACGCCACTACAACAGGTGGAGGACTTGATAAAAACATAAGAAATTGCACAACAAAGTCTATTTTAGATACAAAGTCTTTTGGTGAAAAAATAGTTGCTAATTATGTAATGAGTAAGATTTTTGAAATTTGTGATATTTATCACAAAAAATTTAATGATTTTCGTATTGATAGAATTAGTCAACTTGACTTATTAAAATATGAGCACAATCAATATAAAGCAGGGTATGATTTTCATACCGACATGGGATCAGGATGTTCCGAAAGACAGTTGTCTATATCAATATCTTTAAATAATGATTACACTGGTGGAGAATTTGTTTTTAATTTTAATGGAGAGAAAGTGCAATACACTCAAAATATTGGTGATGTTATAGCCTTTCCCTCTACTTTTATATATCCTCATAAAGTAAATAAAATTATGAGTGGAACACGATATGCTTTAATAGGATGGGTGGTATAAAAATGGAACCTATATTTATTAAAGAATTTTTACCAACTCAAATATTAAATTTTATAAATTCATATTGTATAATGGAGTTTTCCAAACACAAAAATTTTAAAACGGATACACAAACCAACAGCCTTATAGGTATAAACGGTAACAATGTTATGGAAACTCTTTTAGATTTGTCCACACCTGTTATTGAAAAAAATGTAAACAAAAAACTTTGGCCTACTTATTCTTATCTACGGATTTATGATAAAGGCTCTGATTTAAAGAGTCATCTTGATCGTGAGTCTTGTGAGTATACTGTAGCTTTATGTTTAGGAGCAAGTCCAATTGATGTCCCTTATGATATATTTATTGGTGATAAAGACGTTAATTCAGATTATAAATATTTTAGTGAGAATAAAAAATTAACACCTCTTAAAATAGATTATAAATTTCCCATGTATCCAAATAATGCCTTAATTTTTCAAGGAAGAGAAAAATATCATTGGCGGGAGGTTTGCGAGCATGATCATTTTATAACAGTGTTTTTACATTATGTTGATCAAGATGGTCCATATCGTGAATACAAATATGATGAGAAAGAAAGTCTAACAGCCTCAAAATAATATTTATGTCTTTAAATATTAAATTTGTTAGCAATATTGAAGGTGCGCCACAACCATATCCTGCAAAACTTAATATACCAGAAGCTTACAAAAAAATGCAAAGATCATTGAATAATGATCCAAAACAAGGGACAGTTAAAAGGTGCGTTCCTTTCTTGGATGCATTAACTACAGGATATATAATTCCTTTTTCAAGTGATATTCATTATTGTTATGATGACAAAGAACAAGCAGCATCATTCGTTATACCCAATACTGTTTTACAAATTGATGAACGTTATCATAATGTTACGCAACATAATGAAATGCAAATTCCAAAAGATTTAAGACATAATAAAAGAACTGTTGAGGCTATTTTTAAATTTGCAAATCACTGGAAAATAATTACTCCTCCAGGTTATAGTTGTATTTTTACTCAACCTTTTAATAGAAATTTACCGTTTAAAATAATAGACGGTATAGTAGACACTGATCAGTTTCCTCAACGAGTTCATTTCCCATTTTATTGGATTAACGAGCCCTTTAATGATTTTTTAATTGAACGAAATAGTCCTATGGTATTAGTAATACCTTTTAAAAGAGAATCTTGGAAAATGGAAGTTACACATATTGACGATGAAGAATTTTTTAAAAAAGAAAACACTGTGTCAAGAAATTTTTTCTATGAATTTGTAGATGTATATAAAAAAAAATTTTGGTCAAAAAAGGAGTACAGATAATGGAAGAAATAATTATTGAAAAAAATTGTTTATACAAAACTAAGTACAACGGTGATCTTAATTCTTTAGATAAACAAATTAATCATTTAATTGAATTTGACAAAGGAAGAAAAGTGTCAAACATAGGTGGTTATCAAAGTAATTTTATTAATTTTGGTTTTGATGAGTTGTTAAGTTTTGTATTAAATGATGCAAAAAATATACCTTTACTAAAAGATAAAAAATTTAAATTAGCTGGATTTTGGTTAAACGTAAATAAGGGACATCATTATAATTCTATTCATGTCCACGCTATTCAAACATTGTCTGTTGTGTACTATCATAAAATTTGTTGTGATAAAACTCCTATTGTTTTTACAAGTCATGTTCCTTATATTAGTCAACATATGGTGAAATTTACACCTGAAGAGCAAGACATTATTTATTTTGACGGAATGCAACCTCATTTCGTAGAGTCATGTAATCAAGAAGAACATACAAGAATATCAATAGCATTTAATTTGGACTTATATTAAAAATACAGAAGGAAAAAATAATGATAAAACCAGAAGAACTTAAGGAAAAAAATTTTAAAATATATTTAGGTATGCCAATGTATGGCGGTATGGTTTCAGAAGCCACAGTTCATGGATTATTGGAATTGCAACAATGGTCAATGAGTAAAAAAGTTGGTCTTAGATTTCAATCTATGGGTAATGAGAGTTTAATTACACGAGCACGAAATACTATTGTTTCCATGATGATGGATGAAACAGATTATGTTGCTACACATTTATTATTTATAGATGCTGATATTGGTTTTAGTTGGCAAAACGTTGAAAGATTATTATGTGCTGATAAGGACGTTGTATGTGGTATTTATCCTAGAAAACATTTGTATCTAGAAAAAATGAAGGGAATATTAAAAGACAATCCTAATGCATCACCAGATGAGCTCGAAGCCAAAGCTTTAGGATATAATGTTAACTTTGATGACCCTTATAATATTAATGGAGAAAACGGATTTTTTAAAGTAAACGAAGCAGCAACAGGTATGATGTTAGTAAAAAGAGAAGTATTTCGTACAATGATGAAAAAGTTTCCAGAGCGCAAATATGAATCTGATCAAATAGTAAATGGAGGTTATTTCAAATCAGATAATTGTTATGATTTGTTTGCAGTGGGTCCGTACGATACACCTAAGGACGGTAAATCACAAATTAGATACTTGTCAGAAGATTATTATTTTTCAAGACTTTGGCAAGAATGTGGTGGAGAAATATGGGCTGACTTATCAATGCCATTAACACATTTCGGTAATAGAGCATTTAAAGGTCATGTAGGAACTCTGGTTGCTAAAAAAGAGTAATTTATATATATTGGCACAATGCCATTAGTTAATTTTAGACCAGCACCAGGCATCAATAAAGAAGTAACCGACTACACAGGCGA